TTCCACTGAAGGTGCTTATGTACCTCTTATAGCTGACACTGATGCATTAAACAAAGTAGTAATAGATACATCTAACAATCGCATAGGATTTTTTAGTGAGGTATCGTCTGCTGCAGTAGAGCAGTTACGAATACAGGATGGTGCTATTGTTCCTGTAACTGATAACGATATAGACCTTGGTACATCTAGTTTAGAATTTAAAGATTTATATGTAGATGGCATAGGCTATATAGACACTGTACAGATACACGAAAATGCAACTATTACTGGCAACCTTACTGTAAACGGAAACACCACTCTTGGTGATGCGGCTACAGATACTGTTACTGTAACTGCTGACGTTGCCTCTCCTCTTATTCCTTCTGCTGATGACACACATGACCTTGGTGCTGTAGGTGCTGAGTGGCGTAACTTACATATAAATGGCACAGCAAATATAGATGCTCTTATAGCCGATACTGCTGACATAAATGGTGGTACAATTGATGGTTCAACTATAGGTGGTAGCACTGCTGCTGCAGGTAGTTTTACTACAGTAGGCTCTTCTGGTTTAGCCACATTAAACTCACTTACAGTAACAGGTGCTACTGCTCTTAATGGTGGTCTTACTATGGACACCAACAAGTTTACTGTCGCAGATACAAGCGGTAATACTGCAATAGCAGGTACGTTAGATGTTACAGGTCAAACAACTGTTGCTAATTTTACAGCTACAGGAACTACTATATTACCTGCTACATCTTTTGGTGACAATAACATTACTAATGTTGGAGATATTGCTTTAGACAGTATTAGTGCAGATGACTCTACTATTACTATTACAGGCAATACTACATTTGCTGATGGTTCTTTTAACTTTGATATAGCTTCTCATGACGGTACAAACGGCCTTGCACTTGGTGGTGTTGTAGTAACAGCTAGTGCAGCAGAGTTAAATAAACTGGATGGTGTAACTGCTACAACTGATGAATTAAACATATTAGACGGTGACACTTCAGCTAGTTCAATAAGTTTAGCAAATGCAGATCGTTTTGTAGTAAACGATGATGGCACAATGAAACAAGTTGCAGCGTCTGTTGTTTCTTCTTATGTAGGAGATTCTATTACATCACTATCAAATCTTACAACTACAGGTGCTCTTGACTCTGGTTCTATTACATCTGGTTTTGGGTCTATAAACACTGGCTCTAGCACAATTACTACTACAGGAGCTATTACAGGTGGTAGTCTTGTAATATCTGACGGTGGTAATATAGGTTCAGCTAGCGACACAGATGCAATAGCTATTGCTTCTAGTGGTAACGTTACTATGAGTCAAGACTTAATTGTTACAGGAGATTTAACTGTTAATGGTACAACCACTACGGTAAACAGCACAACTGTTACAATAGATGATCCTGTTTTTACTATCGGAGGTGATACAGCCCCTGGATCAGATGACAACAAAGATCGTGGTATAGAATTTAGATACCATACAGGTTCTGCTGCTAAAGTAGGATTTTTTGGTTTTGATGACAGTGCAGGTAAATTTACATTTATACCAGATGCAACAAATAATAGTGAGGTTTTTTCAGGTACTGCAGGAACAATTGTAGCCAATCTTGAGGGTGCTGTTACAGGAAATGCTTCAACTGCTACAGCATTAGCAAATACTAGAACTATAGCAGGTCAATCTTTTGATGGTACTGCTAATATATCTATTGCCCCTACAGACTTAACAAGTGTAACTGCTGATGCTAATGAATTAAATATTCTGGATGGTACTACTTCTGCTACATCAACTGTACTTGCAGATGCAGATAGAGTTGTTGTTAATGATGATGGCACTATGGTTCAAGTAGCCCTTACTGATTTTGAAACATATTTTGAAGGGGCTTTAGACACCCTTAGTAACGTAACAACGGTAGGTGCTCTTAATGCAGGTAGCATAACAAGTGGTTTTGGAGCTATAGACAATGGCTCTAGTGCAATTACTACAACAGGCACTATAACTTACGGTAGTTTATCTGATGGTGCAATTACTGTAACTGCTTTTGTTGATGAAGATGATATGGCATCTGACAGTGCTACACTTATTCCTACCCAACAATCTGTAAAAGCTTACGTAAACTCAGTAGCAGGTTCTGCTAACAATGTTACAGGTCTTAATGCTTCAGGTCCAGAGCTTAACGCAGTGGCAGATTTTAGTGCAGTAAGTGTTGATACAAGTACAGCTATAGCTAACAACGATGCTATACTAGTGTTTGATAACGGTAATGAAATAGGTTATCGTGATGTAGATTTGCTTGATACTTACTTTGCAGGAACAACTAAAACTCTAACAAATAAAACCCTTACATCTCCTGTTGTAACTGGTCTTCACCTTAATGACTCAGGTTTTACTGTAGAGGGTTCTAGTGCAGATGATAACGAAACTACAGTTAGTTTTACAAACCCAACTGCTGATAGAACAATTACAATACCAGATGCTACAGGCACAGTAGCATTACTTTCAAGTGCTCAAGACTTTACAGCACAGCAAACTTTTAGTGCAGGTATGGATATAGATGACGGTCAGTTTATTGGTTGGGGAGGTGGCTCTTCTAGACCTGCAATTACTGGTAACAAAAGCAGTAATAAAATGGAGTTTTATGTAGGCGGTAATGAACGTTTAGATTTAACTACAACAGATCTCACATCTTCTCTAACTGGATCTTTTAAAGTACCTGTAGGAACTACAGCACAAAGAACAAGTTCTGCTGCTAATGGTATGTTTAGGTACAACAGTGATGATGATGCATTTGAAGGTTATGCAGGAGGTGCTTGGGGTGCTATCGGTGGCGGTGGAGATTCACAAACAGCTTCTACATCAAGCACTGCACAAACAGCTATTGCAACCTACACAGCTTCTTCATCATTAGGTATTGAGATTACTGTTGTAGCTACAGATACGGTTGCTACAGAAAGAACAATAACAAAACTACTTGTAACACACGATGGATCAACAGCAGTAGCTACACAGTACGGTGAAGTAAACACTGCAACTGCTATGGCTAGTTATGATGTAGATATAAACAGTGGTAACGTAAGATTGCTTGCAACAGCAGCATCATCAAATGCAACTAACTTCTCAGTCAATGCAGTTGTATTAGCATAATAAAAAGCCAAGTGGAGAGTGAAGCGTGGCAAACGATAAAGACTTTAAAGTAGTAACAAGTATAAAACCCAAAAGGTATCTTGAAGCTCTGGGTACTATCTCTTCTAATGATACTTCTTTTGATTTAGCTAATACGTCTTTTTCTAATAAAAGTCTTGATACATCAGGTCAAATATCAGGTGAGCGTGGTGTAGCTTTAAGTGCTGACGGTACTAAAATATTTGTAGTTGATGGAGCCTCTGGAAATGACATAAATGAGTATGCTTTAAGTACAGCCTTTGATCTTTCAACGGCTTCTTTCACAGACAGTTTTTCTTTAAGTTCTCAAGACACTTCTCCTCATAGTGTTCATTTTAAACCAGATGGAACTTCTTTTTTTATATCAGGTAGAATAAATGAAGACATATTTCAATATGATATGACTTCAGCTTTTGATGTTTCAACAGCTAGTTATGCTAATAAAAGTTTTGCTCAAGCTCAAGATACAAATATTACAGGTGTAACATTTAGTACTGACGGTACAAAAATGTACATTGCAGGAATTACAAATAGTGCAGTATTTCAGTACTCTTTAAGTTCTGCTTTTGATGTTTCAACAGCTTCTTACGATAGTGTTTCTTTAGATCTTAGCGGTCAAGGAGGTACACCATTTGATATAACTTTTAATAACGATGGAACTAAATTATTTGTTTTAGATAACACTGAATTTATTTTTCAATACAACTTATCAACAGCTTTTAATTTAAGTACTGCATCTTACTCAAACATATCTCATCAGATTACAGAAGATACATTTAGTAATTTTGGTTTAGCATTTAGTGCTGATGGTACAAAAATGTATGTTGCAGGTGCACAGCAATCAAAAGTACATCAATATTCTACATCAGTTGCTATAGATACTCTAGACTTATCTACTGGTTCAGTGTTTAATTATACACCAACTGCAAGTAAAAAAATTCAAATAAGTAACCCTGCAGCATCAGGTACAAATTCTGGTGCTACTTTATTACTTAATGGTGCACACCTAAATGCTTGGGATATAACTGCAGTAGCACATACTACTAATACCTTAGATGTGTCGGGACAGGAAGCAGAAATGGAGGGTATTCATGTAAAACCAGACGGTACTAGAATTTATGGCGTAGGTTATTCAGGAGATACTGTTGAAGAATATCATATGTCTACGCCTTTTGATTTATCTACAGCTACACATAATTCTACTTTTAGTATAAGCGCACAGACAGGAACACCGACAAGCATATTTTTTAAACCTGATGGTAGTAAAATGTTTGTACTTGATTTTACTGGAGACGATGTAAATGAATATACATTATCCACAGAATGGAGTATTAGTAGTGCTAGTTTTGTCGATTCTTTTTCTGTAAACTCTCAAGAATCTACTCCAAGAGGTCTTGCTTTTAAAACAGACGGATTAGTAATGTATGTAGTAGGTAATGGAGAGATTGTTTTTCAATATACATTAACGGCTGCATGGGATGTTTCTTCTGCTAGTTATGCTAATATATCCTATGATGTTTCAAGTCAAACGTCTTCTGCTAGAGGTATAGCATTTAAATCAGATGGAACAAAAATGTATGTAGTTGGTTCAGACCAAGATCATGTTTTTGAATATGATTTAAGTACACCTTGGACTGTTTCTAGTGCGGTATACAATAACAACAATTATACGATTGGATCTCCTGTAGGTGGTAGTCCTAATGAAATTACTTGGGGTCCAGATGGAGATGTGTTTTATTTAGCATATCCTGGAGATGATTTGATTCAACAGTACTCTGTAGGTAGCACAGCTACAACAACATACGATAGTAGTATAAAATTTTCATTAGGTACAGCCCCTACCTCTCCTCCTACAGGTGAAACAGATGTAATTACATTTGATACAACAGATGGTGGTACAACTTACCTTGCATCTCATGCAATAGATGGAGCTAAGTAATGGCTAACGATAAAGACTTTGTTGTAAGTAAAGATGTAGAGATTGGTAAAGATAGTAAAGTTACTATTGGCACTATATCAAACAACGCTGTTGATTTATCTTCAGGTAATTTTTTTACAGATACACCTGCAGGTGCAGTTACTTACACGTTTAATAATCCAGGTGCAGTACAAACATTTCAAATGAAACTTACTGGTGGATCAGCAGCAGCAATTACTTGGCCTAACTCAGTAAAATATGAAGGTGGTACAAAACCTGTTGCACCTGGAAATGGTCAAATAGATACGTTAACATTTACGACAGACGATGGTGGTACAACTTATATCGGTGTACTAACTGGTCACAATTTAAGCTAATACTGGAGAGTGAAAGTATATGGCTACGACTAACTTTAAAATAAAAAATGGATTGTTATCTAAAAGATACTTGCAAAGTAAATCTGCTGCTACCGTTATAAATGCAGGAATGTCGTCTCTTATTTTGCAAACTACTGGTAATAATAGCAGTTGGGTACAAAAAACAACAGATATTTCTACATATGGTGGGGCTACCGTAAGACCAGTGTATCACTACGATATGATCTCAAGTGTATTTACAGCAGACCTGCAATTAGATAATATTGTTGTAGGTAATGAAACTTATAATTTTAACAGTAATGCTACAGGTTGGCAAACTACCCAAACAGACACAGCTATAGGAAGTTATGACTCCGCAAATTTTTTTAATGTTGGGAATGGTACAAGTACAGGAAGAGTAAATAGAGATTCAGGAGGAACTCCTTCTAGTGGCACAGGAGCTACCACAGATGCAGATGGTAATGGGTTTGGTTCTGGTTTTTATTTATATTTTGAAACTTCATCTCCTGCTAGCAGTTTTAATTATGACTTTCTTCTTAGAGGACCAGAAGTAACATTACCAAGTAACCCTACTTGGACTTGGTTTGAAAATAGAACAGGTACAGGTATGGGTAATCTTAATGCCTATCTTTTTGTGTCTGCAGGTATTGCGACTATAGATTTAAGTCAAGGAAGTTATTTTACACTTTCGTTAGGATCAGCAGTAACAGCATCTTTTTCAAATCCACCTGCTACAGGTAAAGCTTATTCTTTTGCTTTAGAAGTAACAACTTCAGGGGATTATGCAATTACATGGCCTACATCTATAAAGTGGGAGGGTGGCAGTGCTCCTGCTAATACAGCATCAGGAGCAACAGATTTGTACACATTTATAACAATAGATGGTGGCACTACATACTTCGGTAAAAAAGCTTTAACAGGAGTAGCATAATGTCACTTAGTAAAATGATAATGGGTCAGTCTGGAAATCAAGGTTCAGGTGCACCAACTAATATAGAAAATTTATTCGCTGTAAATTCTTATACTGGAACAGCATCAGAAAAACAAATTACTAATAACATTGATATTTCAACTAATGGTGGTATGGTTATTATTAAAAACATGCAGGGTTCAGGTACAAGTCACAATCTTTTTGATACGGCTAGGGGAAGAGCAGCACGAATTGCTACAAATTTAAGTAGTGAAGAGTTTACAAGTAGTTCTACACAAGACTTTAAATCATTTAATAGCGATGGTTTTACACTTAATGCTACAGCTTTTAATACAAATATTAATGTAAATAATCAAAAATATAACGCCATAACTTTTAGAAAAGCAGAAAACTTTTTTGATATTGTGACGTATACAGGAAATAACACCTCAGGTAGAACTATAGCTCATAATCTTGGCGTAAGTCCTGCAATGATATGGGTTAAAAAAAGAAATACTAGCGAAGATTGGAGTGTATGGAGTAAGCATTTACATACTAATTCTTCAGGTAAAACTACTCAATTCTTAAGATTAAGTTCAACTGCTGCCGCTTTTCCTCCTAGTCCAACTTCTAGTTCTAGTGCTACTTCAGATATTCAAGCTGCAAATGCAGCAACATTTACTATTGGAGACGATACCAGAGTTAATGGAGATACTGATACGTATGTTGCTTATCTTTTTGCAAGTCATGATGGTAATACTGGAACTTTTGGTGATAGTGGAAATCAAGACATTATAAAAATAGGAACATATACGGGTAATCAATCTAACGGTAAAGAAATAGATGTGGGTTTTGAACCACAGTATCTTATGTTAAAAAATCTAGATAGTGCAGATGACTGGTTTACTTTTGATTATAAAAGAGGTATATCTTTTGATCACAACGATACTTTTCTTCAATTAAATGATAACAACGGAGAAAACAATTCAATTAACGCTTTAGAACTTACGCCTAGTGGTTTTACATTAACCAATAACACTCTTGGTAATGAAAATAATGATGATTATATCTATATGGCTATTAGAAGATCAATGCCAACACCTACAAGTTCAAGTGAAGTTTTTGGGGTTGTAGCACCAAATAATACAGAACCTCTTTTTCAATACAGTTTTGAACCAGATTTTATTTTTTACAAAACTACAGACGCTAGTAATAATGCATCTGCTGCAGCAAGATTAACAGATAGAAGATATTTTTCTGCTATACCAACTGATGTTGCACTATCTACCTCTTCTGTATTTCAATGGGATTATGATAATGGTGTATTTGAAACTACAAGTAATAATTCAGATGTGCTTGGCTATGCTTGGAAACGTGCAAATACTTATTTTGATGTTCGCACATATCATGGAACAGGAAGTGCTACGACTGTTTCTCATTCGTTAGGGGCTGTTCCAGAGATGATATGGATTAAACAAACAAACGGAACTAATGCATGGCAGGTATATCACTCTGGTCTTGGTAATACTAAACGATTACGATTAAGCACTGATAATCAACCAAATACAGGAGTAAACTACTTTAACAATACAGACCCAACTTCTACTGTTTTTTCTATTGGGTCAGATAATGGCATGAATGATGGAAGTGGTGAGTATATAGCATTTTTATTTGCTACTGTTGCAGGAGTTTCAAAAGTAGGTTCGTTTACTGGAAATGGTAGTTCACAAACTATTGATTGCGGTTTTTCTAACGGATGTAAACTTTTTATTCTAAAGGGAACTTCTGTTAATTCTCCTTGGTATGTATTTGATTCTCACAGAGGTATTGTATCAGGGAATGATAAGTGGTGGACACTTAATACTTCAAATGCTCAAAACACAACCACAGACTATGTAGACCCTGTAAATAGTGGAATAATAGTAAATTACAATGCTGCCGATGATATTAATCAAGATGGAAATCATTATGTTTTTTATGCAGTTGCTGCATAATCAAACTCATATGAAAGGATCAATCAATGGGTGAATATAGACATAGAGAATCTGGAGTTGTAAAAACTCAAGGCGAGTGGAGAAAAGAGTATTCTAATACTTCTTTCCCTGCTGTTTGGACTCAAGATACATTAGACTTTATGAAGTTAGATGCAGTGTTGCCTAGCCCTCCTGCTACAACAACAGCGTATCAAACAAGTGTACGTGATGGTGTTGAGCAAGATAGTAAAGGCAACTGGGTAGAAAAGTATGTAGCCAAGGATATGTTTGCTGATACAACTGTAGACGGAAAAACAGTCACAAAAGCAGAACATGAAAAAGTATATCAAGAAGCACTTGATGAGGTTACTGGTGAACGTAATAGATCTACACGAAATAGTAAACTTGCAGAAACAGACTTCTACGGTTTGTCAGATGTAACAATGCCAAATAATATAAAAACATATAGACAAGCTTTACGTGATTTACCAACACATAAAAACTGGCCTAATCTAGAAGATGCAGACTGGCCTAAAAAGCCGTAAAAATCTTGACATTTTAATAAAAATGAGTTAAACTATGGGCGATATAAATCTCACAATAGAACAAATAGAAGATATGCTAGATAAAGCAGCTAGACGTGGAGCTAAAGAAGCACTACGTTCTATTGGATTACTTGATGATGACGCACAAAAAGATATTATAGAAATGAGAAGTTTACTAGAGGCATGGCGTGATACTCGTAAATCTTTCTGGTCAACTGTAATTAAATTAACCACTGTCGCATTGCTAACATTTATTGCAGGTGCAGTGTGGATGACAATGGGCAAGTAAGGAAAAAATATGTCTACACAATACCAAAATTTAAGAGATGCCTCTATTAATACTAATGTAGGGGAAACAGCAGTAGTCGGTGGACAACAGTATATTAAAGTTGCAGGTGCTGAAGGTAGTGGTATAGAAGCTACAATGCAAAATGTAAATAATTATTATGATCCAAATACAAAACTTTATCATTATCAAGGGCAAACTTACGATAATCCTGCTGCTTACTCTGCCGCTGTTTCAGGAGAAAGTTCTACTACAAATAATACTTCTAATACTACAGGTTCAACATCTTCAGCAAGTGCTCTTCAAAAACTTGCAGATTTAACATACTTAGCTCAAACTACAGGTGTTGCTAGTTCTGAAATAAATGCTGCGTATGAAGCTGCAGGATTTTCTTCTGATGATTATATGGGAGTGCAAAACTATTTAAAAGAAAATGGGTATAATCCAGGAGAAAATAAAACTTTTTATGGTAATAATACTGCACAAGATATAGGTGCTAAACTTCTTTATGAGCGATGGCAGGAAGCTCCAACAGAAGAGGAGTTAGAAGAGGCAGGTTTAAGTGGTATGACTGTTATAAACAGTAATGCAGCAGCTAGTCAGTGGCTCACTGGAACTTTAAGTAATATGGGTATTAGTGCAGATCAAACTATGGCTATAACTGGTAGAACTGTTGACTATTCTTTAGTTGAAAAGTATGCTCCAGGAAACTCTTTTTGGTCTGATAAGATTAATCAGTTTGGGTCTTATGATGGCGCAACTTTAGATATGTTAGAATGGGATAACCTAAATAAAGAATTAGGGGGAGATAGTACAGGTACTACTGACACTGGTGGAGATGGTACAGGACTTACAGGTACAGGTGTTGGAGGCACAGATGGTACAGGAGGAGTAAGTGGAGGATTTACAGGCACTGGTGGTGGATCTACAACAGTTGGTGTTA